AACATTCAGTGCCAAGGGCCGACGCTGACCGTGACGCCGTATCTCAACAGAACAAAGTCATGGGGTCTGCCTTACGAGTACAGCTATCCAGATCCTGTATATGACCTGTCTGACCTCGATGACGACGGACGCATAGACAATCCAGGCGACGTCTTGTTCTTCAAGGACACGCGCACTGGACAGAAAGACAACCACAACTGGAATCTCGGCTTATCAATACAGGCGACCATTCCGCTTGATCAAGGCCTGCAACGTCGTTGCAAAGAAGCAGTAGACACGCAGCTGGCTCTTCAGCAGCAACTGCTGGCAAACAAGCGCCTCGACTTTGAGATCAGCAGGCTTAAGCACTGTGGGGAGCTGATGATGAAGGGCATACGCTTTGCCAAGGGCAGTCCGTATGAAAAGGTGTGCCGCGATGTGCGAGCACACCAACCCCTTCCCCATACACATTCTATTTCCGTAACGACCTCTGGAACTTCCGCCGCTCCCTGACACTCTCAACTTTGACTTTCTTACCGATTGCCTGCTGAAGTTTCTTTGCCAACTTCTTAATCGTCGGCCGTATCGCTTTGAGCAGCAGTGGAGTGGCTAGTGCTGCTGATACGGCTATGGCTGATGTACCTGCAGTGTTGACTGCTTGCGGAATAGTCGGAATCGCCTCAACAATGCGTTGAGTCAGTGGTTTTGACTCAACAAGTGGTTGTTCTGTTGGCGCTGGTGCTGTTGCTGTTGGTGGTTCTTTTGTGGGGAGCTTGACTGGCGGTGGTTTTGTAGCTGGCGGATCAGCAGGTCTAGGTGCTGCAGGTTTAACAGGCTGCGGTTCTACCTCCGGCTCCATATCCATCGGATTGAAATGAGGTAGCTCAATAACAGGAACGCCGATGTCCAACGTGACCGGCGGCGCTTGCGGTATTGCTACCTGTGGCAGATCGTGAACCACGTTAATCTCAGGCACGACGATCTCACGGATTTCCATGACGTCAGAGCGGTTTACAGCAGGTCAGCTGTGGATCGAACGGACTAGACATCGCGAAGGTCCGCCGATCGTATATACCTGCATGTCTGGCAAGTCGTCGATGCTGTTTACTGATCCAAAGGCGCTGCTGAAGTTCGTACGCTGGCCGAAAGGAACGCCGACAGGTGCAGCATTGCGCGAGTGGCTTGAGTATTGGGACAAGCCAGAACCAGAGCCGCAAGCTGAAACTAAAATGGTGACGTGATCGCTGGGCCAGTCTCAGTCGGCAACTGCGGCATCTCAGGAATCTTAGGAACAGGCACCTGATCAAGAATCGTCTGCGTCAGCTCTACCTTCAGCTCGCTTAGTTGCTTTTTCACTATCGATGGGCCGCGCGTGAGTGCCAAAACAATGACGGCTGTGTTCGCCAGAGCCAACACAAAGGTGCAAGCAGAGACGACGTTGATGATGCGCTGCATAGGTCAATAGGTAAACAAAAGGCCCCCGTTAGGGAGCCTCTTGCTGACTAGTGTGAGGAGTCGTCTGAGTTATAGCTCAGAAACTGAACTTGGCTCCAGTCTTGAAACCGAGGCCAAAATCATCGCCGGTGCTGAAAGACACCTCACCGTAAAGAGGACCACCGCTCACACCAGCTTTGCCGGTGAACTCGATCTCCTTCTCGCCAGCGTCAGGGAACACCACGGCAGGTCCAGCCTGTACATAGGCACCGTTGTCGAAGTCATAGCCAATGTGGCCTTCGAGAATGCCTGAGCCAACGCCAGAGTCGAGGCCGACACCGACGTTCAATTCAGGGTTGACGTACCAATCTGCGCGTGCAGACAGGGGAGCCAATGCAAGAGCGCCAGAAATGGCACCAAAAACAAGACGCTTGATCATCAGAAGAATTAGCGTTTTCCCTGGCCACGGTACTTCTTTCGACCTTTTTTGGGGCGTGAGTGTTGACCATTTCCCTGTGTGGTCCGTTTTGGTTTACCGACAACAAATGTTTGGCCGTTAAGCGACTTCGCCATTAGATGCCGTCAGTTGAATCCAGCAGCGCATACTTACTAGCCAAGCCTGTGAACAGACCATATTGAGGGTGGCTGATCTGGTCACGGCCATCAAGAAAAAACAGCTCCTCAAGCCACAGCGTTCTAGCCGCCATAGCCTGCACGTCTTCAGCACCAGGCTTTGAGGCGATCATTGGGTCAGGTCGTTGCATCAGCTAGAGGCCATCAGGCCATGAGCACTCGCGAAGGCTAAGAGAGCCTCGACCTTTGCCTCAAGCTCGACGCAATACTCAAGCAACTCAGCGTTCGTCGGTGACGCCGCGTTGTTGATCGTGACGGTGCCGTTTGCTGTTGGCAGCGTGCCGCTGGTTGCCGTCGTCGTGATGTCAGCAACGTGCGTGGACTGTGCCGCAGCCGTCGCACCGAAGAACCCGATATTCGCCCCGCTGACCTCAAGCTGCGTCGAAAGCGTGCCGGCCTTCTCGACCTTGAACTTCAGTGCGCCGTCTTCTGACTCATCGGTGGCGTCGACAATGCTGCCCTCGATCGCGCAGTAGTTCAGCTCTTCTGGCGTGCTGTTGTCGTTCTTGCCCCGGAAAAACACGGTGCTCAGAACGTCGGCATCCTGACCGGCGCTCGATGCGCCACGGCGATGGAACAGAACGATGTCACCGCCAGAGCCTGCATCGTTAGCCGTACATTCCGACTGGATCTGCGTGCCTGTTGAGCTGGTCGTCAGGTGCAGCGGCTTGGTTGGCGTGGTTTCGCCAATCCCGATAAATGAGCCATACAAACGCAAGCGGCTTGCAGTCGTGCCGCCTGAGGCCGTCATTAGATCAAGAACGCCATCCTCAGCGCCGTCGGTGACAGTCTGAATCTGTGCGCTGACCTGAGCGTAGGC